CTTGTTCGGAGTGTGGGTCATCGATAATTAATAAGTCCGCACCTCGTCCAGTAATCGCACCACCAACACCAGCAGAAAAATATTCTCCTCCTTGATTAGTTTCCCAACGACCCGCAGCTTTGGAGTCCGCCGATAATTCCATGCCTGGAAAAATATTTTGATAATCTTGTGTGTCGATTAAGTTTCTGACTTTACGACCAAAGCGTTGTGCTAATTCTGCCGTGTGCGATGTTTGAATAATCTTTAGCCGTGGTTCACGGCCCATCATCCACGCCGGAAACAAGAAAGATGCAAATTCAGATTTCGTGTGTCGTGGTGGCATATTAACAATTAATCTCTTAATTTTCTTGGTGGCGATAGCCTCGAATTTTTTTGCAATAATTTTATGGTGATTACCAGCAATGAACTCTGGCCAAACAGATTTTACAAAAAGTAAAAAATCATCTTTCTGTTTGGTTTGTAATTCTAAAATTTTTTTTCTGAGTAAGAGTTTCTTTAAAGCTTCTTCTTGCTCAAAGGGGGTCAGCCCTTCAATATTGATTGCCATTGAGTTTGTATACCAAATTGGGTCCCTTTTTTCAAAACTTTTTGTCAGAGGTTCTGTATGTGCAAAACTTGACTTTGTGCTGTTCTAGACAGCAGGCGCGCAGGTCAGGGGGGGTTGGGGGTCAGGAAAAAACAGCTTCGAGTTTCGGTTTTGTTTGGGACTACTAGATGTAGTGGGGGGAAGGGTATATGGATACTAGACTTTGTGGGATCTGAACATAAAAAAACCCCCACCATCAAAGATGGTGGGGGTACAGGTTGAGATGCTTACTGCTGGTTTATTAGATTATTTAGTTTTTCTAATACTTGCGTAGTTGCGTCTGTATTTTGATTACTTGGTTTATTACTGATAACAGACACCAAAACTCTAGCTAGGTCAGACCTAGACATTGAGTTATTGGTTAACCAAGTTAGTAAAACACTTTCAAGAGTATTAGAATAAACCCAACCAATAAGATCACTTTGCCAATTAATATTAGTATTGTCATTGGTGTTTGTTCCTACATCTGAGTTAGTGTTAGTTGAAGGTAAGTTAAGTAAAGATAAGAGGTTATTGTTTGGCATTAGAACACCACCTTATCTTGATAGTTAGGTATCAAGTTAACTACGTTGCTATGTAAGATTGAGTCTTTACACTTCTTATAACTTGATATTGTTGATGTTAATGGTTTTGGTGAAAAGACGTCAACCACCTGTTCAGACCCAAACATATCTTGCATTTGGTCATCTGAAAAACCAAATTGATCTTTTATAAAAGTAGTCATCTTTGATTGTGATAAACCACCTTTACGTTGTTTATGAGAAAATTGGAAATCCTCACCAAGAAGAAATCCATTATATTTTCCACTCATAAATTGTAGTTCTCTTCTACAATTTGTTTGCCACTCTTTGACAAATATAGATTTTAGGATTGATAACCTTGCAAAGTCATCAATCTTATATCTATCTTCTTTTTGTATATATTGCATTTTAGCAACCTTTCTAGCTTTCTATATAGCTAAGTAGAGTATGCACATATCCTAACTTGTTGCAACCCCAAAAAACATTTTTTTTAATTTTTTTTTAAAACTTATCAACAACCCAAAAACAAGATTTGGCGTTAGCCCAAAAATTTTTTTCACAAAGTTCTGCTCCCAGAAAATCACTAATATAAAATCGGAAGGTGCTTGGGGTTGAGCATTAGGGAC